CGTCAGACAGCTTCTTGGAAGAAGCTTGTGCCTCGAGGGTTTCTTGTACTTGTTTAAGTATTTCTTGTTCCATAATATTACTGGGTTTTTTACTCTTGTTAGAAATTACATTGTGTTTTTCCGAATGGGAACTTTTTTCTTGTAAAATATTGTTTTTTATTTCGATTTTTTCAAAAGCAGTATCTTCTTCTTGATCGTACTCAGGTTTTTCGTCAAGTAATACAACTCCTTTGACTTCGGCTGCAGGGTTAGCAGTAAATCCAATTCCTACAGGATAAATATCACCCATGATTAATCGATAGACTTCTTCTCCTTTATCGGTTCTTCCGTTTCCGCCGTATGCTTTTAAGAATTGTGAATACTCCTCTTTTTCTTCTTCACTTACAAGTCTTCCTTCGTGGAGGTTTTTACTTCCTACCACAATACCATAATCATTGAATCCAATTTCCCAACTCGCTGAAACAGTTTGATAAAACTCGCTGCTTGAATCGGCTGATTTTTCAATCAATTCTGCGAACTCAGGGTTCACAGTTTTATATATTACTGCGGATAGTGCAATATTAAATGGCCCATCTTTTGCGGATGCTTCTTCAGCGGTTATAAGCGAACTGTCCTCAAAAGAAGAAAGCGATGCACTAACAACATGTCCTACGATTTTTTGTTTTTGATGCTCGATATTTGTTGGTTTATGAACGAAGTAGTCTTTGATTGCTACGGCTGTAGCGGTATCAATACCATCTCCATTTTTATTAAATCGATTAGCTACAGCTGCATTAAATGCAACTCCAACCAAATCAATATTTTTCTCGAAATCTATGCCTTCTGGGGCAATTTGTTTTAAAGATTCCAAGGAAGCTTTACTAAGATAATTAGATTCTTCTGAATTGGATAAAGAAATATCTTGATAAAACTTAGTACTGTATTTAAAAGGTAAATCCATAATAGTATTATTATACACTAAAACTATTTAGTTTTATTTTTTTGACTATGATATAGTATCGCGGCTGGATATGATACGATTTTATGCTGTTCTCCAAGTTCTAGTATCTGAGGCATCACATCTAGCGATTCAATTTTATTAAAATCTTTTATACATGCCTCTGCGGAAGACTCCCATTGATCGATGTTTTTAGACATAACAATACTTTCAGAAAGAGAGGATAACATTTCTTTGTGCTGCTTAGATAAACGCTTCTTGTTATAAACTTTCCTGAGCTCAGATTCCATAAATTTATTTAAATTTTCAATAGCATAAATAACAGATTGAATTTCTGCCCTACTGTAAGAATCTTCAGATGCTATAAGATTGTTAGTTTTTGTCTTGGTTCCGGCAGGCCTACCGTTATCATTAGAGACTTTTGGGGCAGTAGGAGCAGTTGGTTGAGATAGCTGCTTCTCTCTTAGCTCTTGCTCTTCCTCTGATAATATTGGCTGAGAAACACTTAATGGAGTATAATGACCTTTTTCTCTGTCTGCAACAAACTTGTCTTGTGCTGGACTCAAATCTTTTGGGTCGGGGTAAACTCCCTGCTTGAGTGCTGTCATTCCTTGTTCAGGAGTAATGATTCCCATCTCTATCAAACGCGATGTTACTCTATGCATTTGAACTTCGTCCTTGATATCAATCTCTACAAATTTTGCTTTTGGATAGTTTTTTAATCCCATAGCTTTGCACACCTCTTTAATTTGTGGCTGCAAGATATCATTAAGAAAACTGTTTCTCGCTTCTTTTAATCTTTCTAGAAATATTTGTGCTTTTACTTGTGTGCTAGAATAATTCTCTTTACCTACAATAATATTCTGCAAGCCTTCCTTGATGTCTTCATTAACTATTTCATATTTAGTCGGACCAAGAACTCGATTCAAGTCTGGAATTATAAATTCTGCTTTTGTTGTATAATCCGCAATAAGGGCTCTGCCGATACTTTCGTTTTGAAAAAGATCTTGCATTGCCTTTAAATTATTTGGGTTAACGCCTCCTTTGTCTGGCGTATTACCCATGGTTACTAATAAAATAACATTTTCAATGGTTCTTGTTATAGCCTGATCAACTTTTTTAAGCTCTATCTTCCAGTTGATATCATCAAGCACAGGAAAACCAAAAGGAGTAGCAAAAGGTTCGTAATCCTGTTTTTTATAAAAAGAAAATAATAATTTATTAGCATCAAGACTGATCAACACACCTTCTTGATTAAAGGAGTTTTTCTTGATAGCATCTTTAGCATCTTTTGGTAAGCTATTAAAAACTTCTACATCATAATCGGTTTGCGGATTTCTTAATCTTTGAATATCATATTCGCTTAATATTTTTTTATAAACTCCATCTTGCACATTAAAAGACAATACTCTATCAGCTACAAAATCATATGGATTAAGAAAGATATACTTAATAGGTATTTTTCTATTCGGCAAAATTTTATTTTCTGCTGCATAAACTTTATTAAGTTTTATTAAATCTTCCGCAGTAAATTTAGCATCTACCTTGTACATGAATACGTTACCTGACCTATAGTATTCCCTGAAATATTGATCTTTAAGTTTCCAAATCTCTATTTTTTCCATCCATTTTTCTATGAATGCCTTTGACTTTTCGGAACCCCCTTCTAAATAAATATCAGAATTAGAAAACTCAGACATTACATCTATCGCATTCCTGAAAATCGAAATATTCGCATATGCTTTCTGGCATAATAATATAGAGGATCGGGGGCTAATATAATTCTTTTCATTGCTATATGAAAGTGGACATTCATCAATGTTCTTATATTTAGCAGGCTTTTTTGTAGTAGCTGTAAAATTTCTTCTGCCTCTTGTTGATTGTTCGGATGTGATTTGATTAACATTTCTCTGATAAGAAGCTTCCGTATAATATGCATCACCAGCACTAGCGGGAGAGATATTATCTAGTTGCTCATTTAGTGAAGACGACTGATTGTCTTTATTGTCTCCGCTGGAAGTGTTAAATTTATTCCAGTACTCTGATTTTTTATTATATTTTCTAGGCATACTTTATAGTACACCAAAGTTTATCAAAGTCTACTTTGAAAGTTCAAAGTTAACTTTTAGAAATTATACCATATAAGGAATGAAAGTCGTATCATGCTCTTCATATTGAACATTCACAAAGTCGTAATAAGTCTTAATCATCCAATTGCCTAGAACAAGAGCTGAATAGGAGTCTTTTCGTGTTTTACTAGGACCGCTCTGCCTTTTTAGATTATTAGGTAGCCCAAATGTTTGCGAGCCCTGAGGGGATGATGAAACCTGTATCAATGCACATTGATTTTTTGTATAATTAACCATATCATACTGATGATCCAAGAAATCAATAATTTTACCTGAGCCAGAGTTTTTTAATACTTCTTTCTGATTAGGCATGAATATTAATTCATCTACAGGTACAGATTTTTTAATTTGTCTATGGTAATTTTCATCAAGTGGTCGAGATCCGAACCAAATTCTTTTGTGGTCAAAGTTTGCTTGCAGTAATTCATTTGCTCGCCTGATCCAGTCTGACGTTGGTTTTCTTAAGAAACAGATCTTTCGTTCTTTAAGATTGTATTGATTCTTTGCATCCCTTAAGCCGTCTTGATAGTTTTCTAGGTTATCAAAATCTGCCACAATCTCTTTTATATTAATATCACTTTTATTAAATTGCTCACTTGCATTAGCTGCTTGCATGAATTGCACCCCGCCACCGTAGTCTCCTACTATTGCAACAATATTAAAATGAGTAAGTAAGTAATGGAAATAATTAATATGATCCTGCATTTTTAAACCAGGAACAGCATAACTATGAACCAATGTACCAGTTTGAGTATTATCGTTTAATTTAAATACATGTATGGCAAAATCATCAGAACTTTCTGACTCTGCCCAACTGGGGTCAAACGCAAGCAAATATTTTGAATCTTTATCTCCGGCAACCTCTAAATGTGGGCCATCTCCATCAGGTATAGTGCATGTCGCCATTGTAGATGTTTTGAAGTACCCAGAGCTGTCATCTGTAAATATAGCATTAAACTCTCTGTCGAACTGAGACTGGCTCATTGTTTGCTTTGATTGATTAATCAAATTTTGATCGTACAAAGCTTCAGGTGCTACATCATAACTAAAATGCATAATAACTCTTTTAGACGTATCCTTTCTTGCATCAGGAACGCCATTAAGAATTAAATCTTCAAAGGTTTCATATACTTTATATAAATACTCAAACTTATAACTAGCAGAAGATAAAGCTATTAATTTATTGTTTGGCCACTGGTATCTATCCTCTTCTTTCATTTTTCCTTGAGCAATTAATTGATCCTCAAGTTTTTTCGTCTTTTCTCTCTCTGTAGGGTTCTGTACAACACTCAAGAATGGCAATATAACTTCATTGTATACATGCTCAGGCATTAATAAAAACTCATCAATGATGATTCTATGGAATCTGAAACCACGAAGCTTTGATCCGTCACCTAGTGGTAGAGCAATAATTTTAGACTCTCCTATCTCGAGTGTCCATTGGTCATTCTTCTTTGATTTCTTTGTGATACATTGAGCCAGAAACTGTGCTTCTGGCTTATTAGCTATATCCTCAATCTTTTCAAATATCATTTTAGACTGACGAAATGTAGCCGCCAAAATACCAATTTGCACTCCTTGATTAAATATTGCGTCTAGAAAAGCATATATAGCAGTACTAAAAGATTTTGACATACCCCGACTCCATATCCCAAGAAAGTAGTCAGTTTCTAGCATTGATTTAATAGCTAAGTGCTGAAAAGGGAATAGGTCTACGCCAGCTATGAGGTTCGTTGTAAATGTTATGTTTTCTCTTAAAAAATTATGAAGGTGATACTTGGCATCTTGCTCGTCAAGATGCCCTTTGATCTGCATTAATTCTTTATTAATATCTGGCCCGTTACTTCGGACTGAAAACTTACCTTCTTCCCAACTCATCGTTTATCTATAAAATATTGTAAATCCGCTTCCCATAATTCTTTACCGTAAACTAACAGTTTAGGGATAAGCCGCTCTGAAACCCGTCTCGCATGCTCCACATACTTTTCGTAGGCAGGGGTGAAGGATTTTTTCTTAATGATCCACATTTGTTTATTAATTTCATTAGCTTCCGCGTGGCAACCATCAGCTTTCAGCTGTTTCGCCTTCTCGTAGAGAAGCCCATAATTAGAATAAAATTCATCATTTAATGTATTAAATAATAATTTACCCTTTTGTCCTGTAAAAATAAATTGGCAGCGACGAGGAAAATCGTGAGCAAGCTGCCTCATGTTATGCCAAATGAATGACAAATTACTCTTTTTAGGATTAATAATATTATTTTTAACGATTGATTCTACAGAGCCTTCTACGACAATAAATAAAAATGCATCAAATTCTTGTGCTCGCTGAAGCTCGCGAACAAAGCGTTCGTAGCCTGTGGTCATCGTACTACGAAAATCGCTTTCATCCTTTCGGTCTACATAAGTATAATTATAGTGCGGAGAGCCTACTGCGTAGTCACCAAAGTCTAACTTAAGGCTGGCAGATTTATTAAACGACAAAGGCTTTCTTTCTCTTGTGTCAATTAATATCTTGACATTATCGAGCTCTGGATCTTTATCAAAAAAATTATTAATTAAATTTTTATTATACAGGGGCTCAACACCTAATTCTTCACAAGCAACGGAATAAGAACCAAAAAACTTTTTAAATAAATCAATAGATGGCAGCTTATTCAAGCTAAGCTCTAAGTGAAACGGGCCATAAGCAAGCTTCTTGCCGTCTATTCGGGCTTTTAATTGCTTAAACATGTAATCCTTCACCTCGGAAGGATCGGCATTCTCTGACCAAGCTATGAAGTTTTCAATAGAGATGAAGTCTCTAGAGAAATAATCAACAGTATCTTTAAAATCTAAAAGCTCTCCTGTAAACTTATCTTTTCTTTGATATACTTGCGTATAATATTCAGGAACAGATAAATTATGTATCCTAGATACATGGAGATGCAGTCCGCGTTTATTCTTGTAAGACTTATTGCAAATTTTGCATACTTCAGCCATACTAAAAAAATAAACAAAAAAAATAGTTAGCCGAAGCTTGAGCCTTAAGCGGTAACTACTTCTTCTTCTTTCTGTTCAGCTTCTGTGCTTTCCTTAGCTTTTTCTTCAGCGGTTTTAATTTCTGAGAGAACTTTGAGTCTATCATCTTCGCTCATGTTTGTATACTGCTCATTAGCCAAATGAACTGAATAAAACTTTGCCGCCTGCACGAGGCCGTTAATATTGAAAGAATTAAGAGTAGCCGTAGCAATACCCTCAATAATTTTACTTTTATCTTCTTCTGAGATTATATTCATACTTTAAATTCAACCTTACCTTCGTCAAGTGACTTATTTTCTGGTTCATTGATTTTTTTAACTGTTGTGGAGAATGTTTCTTCGCCCCCAACATTTTCTTCTTTTAAGTTACTTTCATTAATGATTTCTTTTAAGGCTTTTATTATAACCTGATCTTTTTCATTAACTGGCTTGAAGTCTTTTTCGTTCTCAAATATTTCTTGTATTTGAGAATATTCATAATCTCCTACTAATAGTTCAATTCTTTTCATACTGCATCGTGTTTTGATATTCCTAAAATTCTAGCTTTCCAGCTATCCATATTATCAAGGCGAGTTACCTCATCTTCAACTAATTTTTTCTGCATTTCGGCTAATTCGATCATTCGACGACGTTCTGACTCGATTTGAAAACTCTTTACAAGTGAAATAATGGTTGCATTATCCTGGCGGCGATTCTTTAGACGTTCCGCTCTATCACCATTTAATTTTTTAATTAGTGACTCCATTCTTTTCTCACACTTATCATATTCATCAGTTTTTGATTTTAATACTTCTGCTAAACGAACTGTCATATCTTGTTGATCTTCTACTTCATTAAACATTGTATTAAGTTTCTCTATATGCGAAGATATATTTTTTAAATTAATATAATCAACACACACATTGATGTATAAGTTTATTTCGTCACTTGTTAAATCTGGCTTGTCCCATGTAGCTCTTACAAATTCTGCCTCGAACAATTCCCTGTCCTTCATACTGTTGTAGTTACTAATAACTTGTATGAATCTTGGCGCCGATAAACTTCTCATTAAAGACTCAACGCAGTCTATTTCGTCATGAGTGAGTTTGTCTTCGTGCATCTCCCTTAAAGTAAAAGTATTTATCTTTTTTAAAGCTGTACTGAATATTTTTGGCGGATTATATGATCTATTGATAGC